AACCCATACTGAATCCCGTATTTTACATTTACACAAAATATTTTATAGTGCCAATTATAATTAGGCTGGCTCCAAAGTCAGCCCAATTTTATTTTGTGCATTTTGCCACTCTTAGCCAAAAGTATTCAGCTTTCGAGATATTTGTTAAGCGCATCTCTCAATTTACGAATTTCATCATTTGAAGATACTATTTCGGATATTTCATCTTCACATGCGCAATCGCACATTGAAATAAGCATACCTTTTATGCCACCTCCCTTTTCTATTTTAGCATCTTTTGAGAACATTTCTATCGGGAGAAACTCGACTACCCCTCCGCTGTCAAAACTTACCGAAGCCGCAGCGTTTTTCTTTTCCCATTCCTCCACCTCACTACATGACATATAAGCCGTTTGACAATTTTCTAATTCTGGCTTCTTTTGCTCTATCATATCTAAATAGAACTGTATAGCCATTAAACCTTTCTCTGTTACCGTATTGTCTTTTGCAATAAGACCATTTACTTTGAATGTTTCTACAACGCATTCTTTGTTGCTCATAAATTCTACTAATTCCATATTGATTTATTATTTATAGTGGATAAAATTTGTATTTTCTTGCTGTAATTGGAACACGGCAGGATAGTTCCTTTTTGAATATTGTTTTCTAAGGTATGATATTAAATTATCGAAGTTGGTAATGAATCCCTCGTTGATTAAATCAGCCACCTTCTTTTCAAGCTGCCACAGTTCGCGTTGTTTGCTTTCATCACCCTGCTTGTTGCGAAGCATTTTCTCATGTGAGTTAAACACAACCCAATTCAATGCTTCCCCAACCTTTTGCATTGCTTTCGGCATAAACTCTTTAGGAACTATCTTCTGAACGGCAGAGCCAAGTTCTTTGTAAGCATCCCCGGCATCGTTTCGATAGCGAATCATTTCATCGTACACAAACCGTAATACTTTGACTTCAAAAGCCGGATTTATCCACATAGCAAATTTGATAAACAGAAGCGGATTCATCCAAACTTTATCGGGTGTTTTGCCTTCTTTCGTATTTCTACCCTTAACTTTTATAAGTAGTTGATTTTCACCAATGAGCATTTTTGCTCTATGGCTTTCATCCTCTGCAAGAGCTTTCAAAAACTCTGATGTATTATCAGATTCTAAGAATTTACTCATTTGCCTTCTCGGATTCCCTTCTACATTATTCCACTGCCGAAGCAATTCAGTTCCGTCAAAATAACCATCACTCGTGCGCTGAACCACAGAAAAACTATCAATGTATCGCACCATTTCTTGATTTGTTTTCATATTATAAATTTAGATTTTACTTAACAAAGATTTCTCCCTTTTACGGGAAAGTTCACGCTTGTTTTCTTCAAGTTCTTCCCAACGATTAATAATTTTGGCTCGTAAGTTTGCATCATAACCACTTGCGAGAAGAAGACAATCCTTTTTGGTGAGAATGTAACAAGACACTTCTTTGCTTCCACCGTTTGGCATAGGTTGAGGTCTTGATGATAATTCAAAACTGAATTGTCGTCTATCTTCCAGTTGTTCAAGGATATTGCGAATATCTCGCATTACATTTGAATGAGTTTTGCCCGTAATTTCTGCAATCTGTAAGGAGGTCATTGTTCTTTTTTTACCTTTTCCCTCATCAATAGGTATTAACTGATTAAAATTTTCCATATCTTTGCACTATAAAGTTAATGTTTTCCCCATCAGCGGCTCGGACATCTCCGCTTTTGGGGAATTATTTTGTCCGATCTTGTAGTAGGCAGGGAATCGAACCCCAATACGCCATTACTCGTACCTACTGAACCCTCCTTAATATAATAGTCACGCTTGACATAATAATAAAGAGAAAGGGCAAATCCCGATGAAGCCTAATGTGGTTGCCTGCCTCAAAGAGAATGCCCTATAATATTTTATTCCAGTTCATGACAACCACGAAATGAACCTAACAGCATTGTTTCCGACACAAATATAGAAACGATATTTTCACCATACAACAACCTAAAAATCAATAAAATAAATTCGGTAAACATCAGTAACAAACGGTAAGAATCGGTAAATAAAAACAGTTATATTTACTCTAAAATTTAGACATAATATAAATAATGCACGTATCTACCGTATTGTGACGAGATATTGGTTACAATTTATGATACCGTTCAAATAATTTAGAAATATAAAAGACTGTAAATAAATATATTGCAGAAAACGTGTTAGTCCCCATTCTTTTTATATCTTACCATAACATTGCCTTCGGATTCTATTTTACAGTTTCCACCATGAACATATACATAAACTTTAGCCACATCGCTTTGCCTTACATGTAGTTTAGCCCGATCATATACACTCACAAAAACTTTGGCGCAATCTTCCACTTCAAGAGTCAATTCACTATCATGGCGCAAATGGAGAGTAGCGGCTGTAAATTTACCGAAAGAAAGCTTGCCTGAACATTTACCGTTCAGTACATATACACCATTGTTGCCTCCGGTCACTGGTTCATCAACAAAAATAAGGTTTTGATGAAGCAGGCTCCGGTCAAAATTACCTTTTATATATTCCACCGTCGGATAATCGTGTTCAATACAAAAATCAATGCCCCGTATATACATTCCGATCAATTCTTGCTGGCTTTTATTGTTTTGCCAGTCACCTTGCCATTGTGTGCAGAGGCCATACGATACGGCATGACCTCTCAATTCACTATTCAATCTGTTCATAATCATATATTAAACTTGTTTACACCGTTTATATTCCTATGTAGTATATCCCTGATTTCTTCCACAAATTCCACATTCTTTGCTGTATTTATCTGTATCATTGTCAGTTGTTGTAATTGTGCTTGTGCTATTACATTATAGGCCGGGAACAATTCTTCAACCAATCTGCGCACATACTCCCGTTTAACACTCACGTCAGCCCGGATTGCATTTATATAAGAAGCCAAAAGGTTAGCGGTATTTTCAGTAACATTCTGTATGCCTTTAGATAAACCACTTCCACTGTCTTCTTCCTCTTCCTTCATACTGATACCATATTTCTTTTCCATATAGTTATTCAGTTTGTCAAGCATGGAATAGTAATCATCGGTTTTCTCACTTACCCCCATTAGATAGTCCGCAATACTTTCCAACTCCTTTTCGTCAAGAGAGAAATCCTTGCCGAAATAACCACTCATTCCATCCTCACCAAAAAGCATCTTTTGAAGCTGTTGCATGGCCGGTTCCAAAATACTTATTTTGAGAATGGAGTTCATAACATCACCCATAATGTCGGCAACCTTATTTTTGAAAGCTTCGGCACCATCCTCGCCTTTCTGCCATGCCTCATACAAGGCATCTCCCAGCTGTGAAGCCCAGTCTTTCAAATTAATGCCATAAAGAGATTCAGCCGTTTCTTCGGCAAAATCCTTTATTTGCTGTTTCATCTCCGCAATCTGATTCTCATAATCAGCCACCTTGCTATCATCCGTCTTCTTCTTGTCAATTTCGGCTTGCCGTTGTTTCTCCAATTCTGAAAGTTGTTCTTGCATCAAGGCACGTTGATACCCGTATGCACCACCTTCATCGTATGCCGAAACACGTTTTTGAAGTTTTTCCGCTTCCTGCTTATATTTCTGCAAAGACATCAAATCGAAGATGTTGATCTTTCCCTTATTGCGTATTGCACCAATCTGATTATTTAATTGATTCAACCGGGTACGGTCATTTTCTGCATCTACAAGTTTTAGTTCCGTGCCACTGCCCAAGAAACGTTCAAGAATACCGTCAATCTGTTCGTATATATACCGCAACTGTTGAGCACGAAGTTTACTTTTTTCAATAGCCTTATCAAGCTTTTTGTCATGTGCTTGTGCTATCTTCCCAATCCAGTTTACAGCTTCACCGGCAGCGGCAGCAATACCACCAACTATTCCACCTTTGGCGAATCCCTGCCCGATATTGCTTATAGAAGACATGGCATCCTGCACATTACCCATCGTGTCGGCCATACCCTCATTGCCCAAAGCATCGAACATGGAAGACATCTG